ATATGAATTATACCATAATACATACTTTATTTCCATTAAATCCTGTATTGTTTTACAGTATATCTTATGGAACTATATATGGGTTCAAATTATAATAGTGTAAATTGTAAGTATATCGTGTAAATAGTAATGTAATCGTTAAATTGTAGTTTAGATTTTTCTGTTTCCGCCCATTTTTAACATTTAATCGTCCAATACTAAAGAATATAATTTTTATACTTTTCTGGCATAAAGGAAAAAACACCCTATCTGCCAAACAAAAAAAGGCCTGATACGATTGTATCAAACCTATTCATTCAACTTGTCTAGAAACATAACATTTAATACAATTTCGTACCCCTTCGTACCCTAACCCGATTTTCGTACCCTTTCGTACCATTAAGGAAGTAAAAGAAAAGCCATCCACAATAAATTGGATGGTCAATTTCTACAGGACTGCCCGCGTGCAAGCGTACGGCTATCTATTACGGCCCATAGGTACTTGAATGCCGAGCATCACCATGACTTAGTGCTATCTAGGGAGAGTTCTAGAACCCCTCACTTATATATTACTCATTTTCGAGCAATTTTTACTAAATTATTTTAATTTCTTTTCCATTCCTGAATTGGAAGGTTATGCTTTTATCCCTGTTGACGATGGCTTTATCAATAAGATAACTCCAGACATCTTCATCATATGCTTCTAGAATATTTGGTCTGTTTTTTAAGTCGTCTATGAACGCTTGTAGGTATTTTGCCTGAGCGTTTTTCTTTTCTATCTCAAGCCCTACCGTTTCAATTTCGTTTATGACTTTTTTATGTTCCAAATCGTATGAATCATATTTCTTTTGAAAATCATCCTGATCCATGACCTCTGTGCTGTTTTGGTCTATGAGGTTTTTGACTAGGACAATTATGTCCTCTGCCTTTTGATTAAGCCCTGCTAGCTTTGCTTCCAACTCTTCTGTATTGTCAAGAACCTGAATCATCTCTTTGCAATCCTCGATGAGTTGTTCTCTGTTGCCGATGAATTCATTGTAGGCAAGGATGAACTTTGACTTTACTTCATCTTCGGTCACAAATGGAGTCTGGCAAACATGCTCGTTATTGTACTTCCTATTACAGCGGTATTTTATCGAGCGGTATTTGTCGTTTGAATGAAGAACCTTAGCACCATAATAGGAACCACAGTCACCACAGATGAGCTTGCAAGAAAACTCGTTGCAGCTGTTATAGCCTTGAACCAAAGTGCCTCTTCTTTCAAATTCAAGTTGGACCATAAGCCAGTGGTCTTTTGAAACGATAGGCTCGTGATGGTCCTCAACGTATATCTTCTCAAGTTCACCATTATTCTTTACTGAAACATGGTCTAAGAAGTTTTTAACGTAGGTTTTCTGCATTTCGCAGTCACCCTTGTACTTTTCATTTTTTAGAATTGATGCAACTGTTGTTGTTCGCCAATGGTCCTTATGTCCTGGAGTCTTTATTCCTTGTTCTTCGAGCATTCGGCAGATTGTGTTTACTGACTTTCCTTTAAGGAACTCCCTGTAAATGAATCGTACAACAGTAGCTTCTTCCTCGTTCACCTTAAGACCAATCTTTGCATTCTCATGCTTGTCATAGCCTAAGAATGTGCTGTAGCCTACTTGGGAATACCCATCTACCGCTTTCTTTTTCTTACCCCACTTAACGTTCTCTGATATGTTTCTGGATTCCTCTTGGGCCATTGATGCAAGAATGGTAAGCATCAACTCTCCATTGGAATCAAAGGTATAAACGTTCTGTTCCTCAAAGAATATCTCAACTCCTTTTGCTTTCAACTCTCTTGTAAGGCTTATTGTATCTAGGGTGTTTCTTGCAAAACGGGATACCGACTTAGTGACAATCAGATCGATGAGACCTGCCCTTGCATCAGAAATCATCTTATTAAAACCATCTCTATGCTTTAGGTTCGTTCCAGATATTCCTTTGTCTGTGTAAATATCAACGAGTGTCCATTCAGGTCTGTTCTTAATGAAGTTCTTATAATAATCAACTTGGGCTTCATAGGAATTTGCTTGCTCTTCTTGTTCTGTTGAAACACGTGCATATGCAGCGACTCTTCTTTTATGAAGGGAATTATTAGGAAGCTTTGTCAATGGGTTTATCTTGCTTGGTATGATTCTAACATTTGCCATTTTTAGAGCTCCTTTCTTTCGCTTTAAGCTTCATTTCATCGGTCCAGCTGTCTCTTCTTGAAGGATTGTCCCAGATGACTTCTTTTGATATTCCGCTGATAAAATGAAAAACCAGTCTGTTGCCGTTGAATGCATCTATTCTTCTGATGTTTTCCTTGAAGGTTGTTTCATCAAATGAATCAATGCCCAACGCTTCAGCGCAGGCTTTTCTCAAGACATCGTCTCGGATTTTCTTTGAAGCACAGTAGGCTTTGCCTAATTCATCATATTGAGAGCAGCACCAGCTTTCGTAGTATTTGGTAACCTTGTGCTTGAATAAATGTCCGCATTCCCCACAATAGATGAGTCCTGTGAATGGATAAGCTGGTCCATTTCTTTTACCGCTTTTGCCTACTGCTTTTACTTTTCTTATTTCCTGTGCCTTATCGAATATCTCCTGACTTATAATCGGTTCATGATTTCCTTCGACTATGTATAGCGGTTTTTCACCCTTGTTTTTCATTGTCTTCTTGGTCATGTGATTCTCTCTGTACGTCTTCTGGAGATGAAGGTTACCAGTGTAGGTGACATTGGATATAATCTCGCCTAACGTTGATTTGTTCCATGCTTTGCCAGTATATGATTTGATGCCATCGTTCGTTAGAATCCTAGCGATTTTGCAGAACCCGTTTCCAGCGAGGTATAAATCAAATATCTTTCTTACAATCTCGGCTTCTTCAGGTACAACTGTAAACCTTCCTTTTTCAAGTTTGTAACCAAGCATGCTAGAGCCTCCATATGGTTTGCCTTCTTTGAAATTCTTTCTGACTCTCCATAAAGTGTTCTCGCTGCATTGTCTTGATTCCTCTTGTGCATATCCAGCAAGCAAGGAAATCAAAAACTCTCCATTAGCCGATAAGGTATGGATGTTTTGTTCTTCAAAGAAGATGTCGACGTTGATAGCCTTCATTTCTCTTATCGTCTTTAGGCAGTCAACCGTGTTTCTGGCAAACCTTGATAATGACTTGGTAACGATAATGTCGATTTTACCTGCCTTNGCATCTCGAATCATCCTTTGAAAGCCATCCCTTTTTATCTTGGTTCCAGTCATCCCCTCATCCGAATAGACGCCTACATATTTCCAGGAGTCATGGGATTGGATCATCTTGCTGAAATAGCTGACCTGACTTGACAGTGAGTGAAGCATCGCGTCCTTGTCGCTTGATACTCTTGCGTAGGCTGCAACCCTCACTAACTTTGGCATTTGTTTTTCTTTCGATATAATCTTGATTTCTGCCATTTAGTTACTCCTCCTTTCGTATCATAGTAATCACTCTAAAAGAGGAATTTATCAAGTCATTTGCGCGATATAAACTGGTCTTTTCAAGATTATATTTTTTAGCCATTTAATCTTCAATTTTTAGATATTCATCCCATGTAATTATTCCTTTTGAAAGCATATTCTTAGCTTGCGTAATGGCGTTAAGATAATTGATTTCATTTTGACTCATTATCTTACACCACCTTTTCTAAACACATCAAAACACTCCCTAGAACAGAACTTTCGTTTTAGGCTCCTGTAGGAATAAAACTTCTTATGGCAGCACAGACACTCAACCTCATAATTTGATATTATTGGCTTGCCTTTACTTTGAATCCTTCTATATTTGAATCTGCATTTATCACAACAAAAAATCTTCAATCTAACACCAGCAGGTTGAATAAACTTTTTACCGCAGCATTTGCAAATGGAATAACCGTCTAACGATTTAATGAATGAACTAATGGTACTTTTAGAAAGACCGAGTTCCTTTGCTATGTTTCCATACCCATATCCAGCTTCTTTTAATTCAAGGATTCGCTTTTTTTCTAAATCATTCATAGTCGTTTCCTCCTTCGCTATATGGAGAAAAAAAGTGCTTTTTGAGGTCCCTATTTTTTGAACTTCTCATACTTTTTTCTTATTTGATCGAATGATTTTTGAATTTGCTTATAATCAACACCTTCTCTACGAGCGATTTCTCTATCAGAAATATGTGGATTATCCATTTTTATTTGAAGTCTTCTTCTTTGAATCTCAGTAAGAGTTGCCAAAAATTCATCAACACGTCTTTGTTCTTCCTCAAGTTCATATTGCTCTGCAGGAGTTGGAGATGGATCAGCAAACCACTCACCCTCATACTCTAGAGAGTCCATAGATACCGTTACCCAATAACGATGCCTTCTTTCTGCATTTTCCTGTTTTCGTTCTTCTTCGATGTACCACTCACCAAAAGCGTCATCTACTTCAACTTCTTGAATGACTCTGCCGTCATTGTCTTTTAACTTAATTAACATAATGAAAAACCTCCAAATCAGAATTTTTGTTATCCTGAAATGGAGGCTCTTCAGCTTCTATCTGACGCATTTATGGCGTGGCAAAAAAGAATGGCTTAGATTCATCCATTTCAGTTTTGCATCGTGTCTACCATAAAGACTTCAGATGCTTTTATTTCGCGTTGATATGGTATCTAGAATTCAACGGCTAGAAATCCTGAATTCATCAGTCCCCGTCGAGACTTTTTCTTGATTTCTACCTCTATTTTACATTTATATTTTTTGTTTCCTATGGCACAGAACTTGGCACATCCTGGCATAGAGTTGGCAAATTAATGGCACAATAAAAAACTCCTGTTTTCGTTAGTTTTCTTCCATAAAACAATAGTCAAACAATTGTTAAGATTAGTTTTTGGTGGTATAATAAAGAGAGATAAAAAAACATTTAAAAAACAGAGGTGATGACATGCAGTTCTCATACGATAAACTTTGGAAATTGCTCATCGATAATAAGATGAAGAAAAAAGACCTAGCGGCCAAAGCTAAGATTACCGCCACCACCATGTCGAATATGGGTAAGGGCAAACCTGTTAGTTTGGAAACACTAGGTCACATATGTGAAGTATTTAATTGTAATATAGGCGACATCGTTGATGTTGTTTTGGATAAGAAGGAGGCATAATTATTTTGAAAAAACTATGTTTAGGAACGCTGCTTCACATTCTTTCGCAAGCAAAAATAAGCGGCACAAAACAGTTATCACAATATGGCGACTTACTATCATGTTATAAAAGCGGCCAAGATAATTATGATGATTCTTATCAAGGACATTTGAAATCTGGCAAAAATAACCTAACTGATAGTGATAACCTAATTTCTTGTGATAAAGAGAAACTCATTATTCATATGAGAAAAAAAGTTATTCCTTATCTAAATCCAACACTTCACAAAAATGTCGTTCTAGCAATTCGTGAGGTATTGAAGGAAGATGATATTGCAGAAACAACAAATATTGGATTTGCCGATGAAGGATATACTAAGCAAGATATTATTAATAAAACATATTTCACATTCGATGAACTACTAGCGAACGTTTTTTATTACTGCGGAGTTTTAGTGGATAATATACCTTATAAGGAAAATATTAAAGAAATAAAAAACGATCCTACTTTTGTAGAATCATTGAGCGGTAGAGTTGATGAAATTGAATTTGAAGAAGCCTATCATCCTCTTACTTCAAAAATAAAAATGACATTAGATGTTAAAAAATTTAATGATGTTTTTAAAGAGATTGCTTCTTCTAACCTGCCAGTTCCTAATTCAAACTCGGTTAAGATTTACTCTTTGGATATTGTTAATTCTGGAATTGATTATTCAAAAATCAAAAAATTTATATTTAGAAATATAGGTAGATATGTTTATTCAAGAGCAGCAAGAAACAACTATGAACTGAGTGGTGATGATGAAGCTATCTCTGCCGAAGCTATAAAAGCTTACAAAAAGAGAATGTCTCGAAATCCTGAAACAAATCATTTTAATGAGATTATGCTTTATTCATTTTTAGAATGTGTGCTTGGTGCTCCTAAAATATTCTCTAAAATGGAACTTCAAAATAAAAGCGGTGAGTTCAATACCTTTTCATCAGGAATTCATGTTCTTTCCTTAAAGAAAGGAACTCTACCATTTAATCAATTAATATTAGGTGCAACTGATACATATGATTCGCTTGATAAAGCTGTGGATAATGCTTTCTTACAGGTTGAAAAACTGGCGGCCTCTTCAAGCAGCGAAGAATATGAATTGCTCGAAACAACAATTTTAAATCAAGAATTCGACGCTGAAACAAATGAATTATTAAAAGATATGATTATTCCTAAAAAGGGTTCAGGTGTAACAAAGCCTGAGAATGCTTATGGCCTATTCTTAGGATATACAATAAACATTCAAGATGCACATCTACTTGATAATGAGCAGTTTATAATCGCAGCAAAAGAAAAAATGGAGGAAGATATAAAAAATATCATTCCTTACATCAAGGATAAAATTACTGCATTAGGATTGGCTAATCATTCTTTTTATATTTATATTCTACCTCTTAACAATGCCCTAGTAGATCAAGACGAAATCATTAAGGAAGCTTTGGAGGTGTAATTATGTCTATACCTAGAAACGCCACTTTAAGTGAAGCCATATTCAATACTATAGATAAAAATCCTTACCTTCAGGAAATATACAAAACGATTCTATTTAATTATTCCATGAAGACTTTAGGACAAGAACACAGAAATAAGCCTATATCGATTGATGATGCATTACGCTTTGCTGACATTCTCTCAAAGTCATCTGGGCATAAAAACTCAGAAAAACACAGAACTTGGTCTCAAGAGATTGTTGCTTTATTAAATTATTTATATCCACAAAATCCAAAAGTTAAAGCTTATGCATCTTCTGTTTTAGCAAACATTGGTAACTATAGAGGATTGCAACTAATAAAAACTCAATATAAAACCACTTCCTTTTTAGAAGAATTATATAAAAATTTTGATATGGATTATTTGACGATTCCCTACCAAGATAACAAATACTTCTTCCATTCACAAAAGGAAATCTACGATCATTTAGAAGATCAAACATTTAGTTATTCTGGTCCAACTTCGATGGGCAAGTCTCTTTTAATGCGTATGTTCATAAAAGACAAAATACTAAATGGTTTTACTGGCAATTTTGCAATTCTTGTTCCAACAAAAGCATTGATAACAGAGATTTCATCTAATATTGTCAATGAAGATTTAAAGAATGATTTAGCATCCCATAATTATAAAGTGGTCACTTCTGGAAACTCATTATTTTTAAAGCAAGATAACTTAAACTACATTATGGTAGTTACTCCAGAAAGAATGCTTTATATGCTAATGTCATATCCTAATATTTCAATTGATTATCTCTTCATTGATGAAGCACATAAAATATCTGAAGCTGACGGTCGAAGTGCATTCTACTATAAAGTTACAGATATGCTAATTCAAAGAGATAGAAAACCAAAAATTATCCTAGCTTCACCAAACATTCCAAATCCACAGGTGTATTTAAAGGCTCTGCCTTACGATCAAAATAATTCAATTTCTTATCTAAAGACTTCATTTACCCCTGTTAGCCAAATGAAATATTATCTTGATATATTAAACCATAAGTTTTACGCATTTAATGAGAGAGCTATTTCATCTGATGAGTCGTTCTTTGAAATATCANGAATCAGTCAACATGCTACTTACTTTTCTTTAATACAAGCAATAATTAATAAAGACATAACAAAATCAAATATTGTCTATTGTTCTGGTCGTGAGCGTGCAGTTGATCTTGCCAGACAATATGCAGCCTCCCTTCCTTATTTGAACGATCAAAAACTAGATGCACTTGCTAAGGAAGTTGAAGACGAAATTCATGGTTCATATTACTTGGCTGATTTAATAAAAAAAGGTGTTGCTTATCATGTTGGCTATTTGCCTTTGCATATTAGAACAACAATTGAAGAAAATTATAGAAACAAAAACATAAAAACTATTTTCTGCACTTCTACTCTCATCGAAGGCGTAAATTTACCAGCTGATAATCTTTTCATATTAAGTTATAGGAACGGGCAACCTAACATGTCTCCCGTTGAATTTAGAAATCTTATAGGACGTGTTGGTAGAATTGAATACAACTTATATGGAAATGTTTTTATCATACGACACAGTGAAAGCCAATCAGAAAAGAAAATAAAAGAGCTTTTAGAAAAAGATATTCCTGAGCAAAAGATATCCATTACTACTGGTCTTAATGAATCAGAGAAAAAATACATTGTTAACCAATTGAAAAATGGATCTACCGAATTCACACAACTACAAGACCAAAACAATGAATCATATGATTTAATGAGAAAAGTTGGTTTAATTTTGGTTCGTGATATAACTAAGGATAGAAACAGTGTCGTAAAGAAGTCGTTTAATGATTATTTGGATAGTGATAGCATCACGCTTATAAAGCATAATTTCTTAAACACAAATGACGATAAACCAAAACCAGATGATGATATTAATGTTTCATTAGACCAAACACAAAACCTTATCGTGGCAATAAAAGGTGGTTTAACTTATCCAGCTCTTAAAAATGGCAAAGTAGACTATAACGACCTGCTATCTTTCTTAAATCAATTATCCAGAATTTTTAGATGGGATATGTATGAAAAAGACACAGTCGGAAGCAACCGTCTAAGATATTATGCTGTTCTTCTAACTCAATGGATGGATGGCTATGGTTTAAGTCAAATCATGCAGCAGGCAATTGACTGGAATAAAAGCAACTTTGGTTCAGTAAAAATTCATGGACAGTTGGTTCCTTACAATAATAGCCAAGACCATCAAAACATTGTCATTGGTGATGCCTTAGGAATAATTGAAAACATAATATTATTTAGCATTTCAAACTATTTTTTGCGTTTTTCAACTGAATATAAGAAACTTATCACAGCTGGTGCAGCATTTGATAACGATTGGTATGAGTATGTAGAGTTCGGATCAACTAATCCATTGACCATATTCTTCCAGCGTAATGGCATAACTCGTGATACATCCGATCACATTAGAAGGCACCACGAATACTATATTCAAACGCAAAATGGTTATCGATTAAAAACCGATGTTCTATCATGTGGAAAAGAATCAGTTGAAAAAGAATTAAAAGAAATTCAATATAATGTTCCAGAACTATTTGTATAAAA